ACGGTAAATCGGCTATACAATAAGGTAGCTTCCACCTTATTGTCCCTTCATCCTTCCGATTTAAAGACTGGACTCACGATTTTTTAGGAATTGCACCTTGCAGTCAAGAGGACTTCCACCTCACAGGTTCTACTGCTGCATACGTGATATTGCTGCTGTGTTAGCGACAGATTCGAGCAATGGGTAATATATTAACATATTTTACTGTTTTGTCAACAGCTAAATAGTATTATAAACTTATTTAGACTAAAAAAGAGGAAGCAAATGAAATCATTCAAATATTTTATAAATGAAGTATTAGATCCAGAGCAAGAAAAGGAAGTAGCTGCGTGGCCTAAAAGGACTATAAAGGCAACTAAAGCAACTGATTCATTTTTTGGTAAAGGTGTTGAAGATAAACATGAGCCACTTGCCGGAACTCAAGATAAATCAGAAATACACCAAAAAATTGAGAAGCATCTTGGTAAAACAATTGCACCTGAAGATTATAAAGAAGGTAGAATGAAAGATGCTTTTGGTAGACAAGTTCGCATAGGTGCGGTTTTAGGTAAAACTAAAGCTCCTGCTGAATTGTCAAGAGGCTTTGAAAATGATACCACCAGACAATCTAAAGGTCAAAGTGGACTAACCGTAAGGACTACTCGTTCTCCGTCCGGTGTTGCTGGTCAGACTTCCGGTAATCAGTCATGGGAACAAGAAAGTTGTAAGAATATAGACAGCGGTTGTAATAGACATTATCTTCCAGGAAGGGCGGCATGGATGCCAACCGACCCCCCAATAAAAACTTAGGAGAAAATGATGACAGCAATATCACTAACAACTACTGGCGGCAAAGGCGATAAACCCAGAAAAAATTCAAACCAGAACGCTTATGGAGATGGTTGGGAACTGGCATTTGGAAAGAAAGACTTGACAAAGGAGGAAATACCTGCTAAAATGGATGTACAAATTAAAAAACAACAGGAAAATACATGACACAAATATGTCTAATAAACGATTTACACTTTGGGATAAAAAATGATGCCAAAGTGTTCTTAGATTACCAAGAAGAATTTTACACTAAAGTATTCTTCCCCGAATTAAAGAAAAGAAATATAACAAATGTGGCTATATTGGGAGATGTATTTGATAAGCGAAAATCAGTAAATAACCAAACATTGCAATCATCAAAAGACATGCTGTTTGATGTCCTAAACAAAAACCAAATTAAAACAAAAATATTAGTTGGAAACCATTGTATATTCTATAAAAATACTTTAGAGGTTAATTCACCAAGATTATTATTGGGTCATTATGATAATGTAGATATTATAGATTCACCAATAGAAATTGGTAATATTTTATATCTACCTTGGATTACAGATTCTAATTATGAAGAATCAATGGATATTATAAAATCAACTAAATTAAAATATGTATTTGCACACCTTGAACTTAGTGGATTTGAAATGAATTTGGGTCATACTATAGACAAAGGTATGGATTCAAAAATATTTAAAAAATTCGATAAGGTGATGTCAGGTCATTACCACCATAGATCTACTACAGGTAATGTATATTATTTGGGTGCTCAATTTGAAATGACATGGATTGACCATAATGACCAAAAAGGCTTTTCTATATTTGACGATGTGACTGGTGAATTGGAACTTATAAAAAACCAATTAAAGATGTTTTATACATTAAAATATGATGAAAGTATCAAAAATTATATCCCAAATGTAACAGGTAAGATTATTAAGGTTATTGTGGAGCAAAAAGAAAGTCAAAAGAAATTCGATGTCTATTTGAATGCACTGCAAGAAAAAAATCCATTCGAGTTAAAGATTGTAGAGAATTTAATTGAGCATGATTCCTTGGCTGAATCGGTAGATTTAGATGTAGATTCAACATCAGATATTATCGAAAAATATATTGATGAATGTGAAATATCATTAGATAATGTTAGGCTAAAAGAGATGTTTAAAGAACTTTATGCAGAGGCGGTATTGCTATGATTATATTTAAAGAACTATCAATACAAAATTTCTTCAGCTATGGAAATATACCCACTGTGTTTGATTTAACGGCTGCTAACGCCACGTTAATCACTGGAGCTAATGGTAGCGGCAAGTCAACAATTATTGATGGAATTTGCTTCGCCCTATTCAACAAGCCTTTCAAAAATGTCAACAAAGGTACAGTAGTAAACTCAATAAATCTAAAGAAATGTGTGGTTAGCTGTGATTTTGATATTGGCACAGATTCGTACAAAGTCGTTAGAGGTATTAAACCTAATATTTTTGAAATTCATAAAAATGGTGAAATGCTTGACCAAGAAGCTGCTACTAAAGATAGCCAAAAAATACTTGAAGAAAATATCCTTCAGTTGAATTATAAAACATTCACACAAATTGCAATAATGGCCTCTGCAAATTTTACTCCATTTATGCAACTGACTGCTGCTGAAAGGCGCACTGTAGTGGAAGATTTGTTGGACATTAAAGTATTTTCAATTATGTCAAACCTAGCAAAGTATAAAACTGCCAATCTTGTAAAGGATATTGCCCACGATGAAAGTTATATTTCACAACTTAAAGGTAAGATTAATACATTAGATGCCTTTATAGATAAGATTGAATCACAAGAAAAGGTTCTTGATGCCGAAATAGATAATAAAATTGAAGTTCTAAACGAAAAAATGAAGGATATTGCGTGTAGAGTAGTGGTATTGGAAGCTGATAAAAAGGATTTATATGCAACAATAGGAGATGCGCCAGAAATTTCTACAAAGAAAGCTGAGATTAGTAATGCAGTAATGAAAATGAAACACGTAATGGGTGGGTTTGTTACAGAACATGACTTTTTAGAGAACAATGAGTCATGTCAAGCATGTAAGCAGACAATTTCTAGTACTTTTAAGGCAGAAAAACTAGTTACCCTTGCTGATGCTATTACTAAAAGAGAAACAGCCCTAGAAACAGCTAAAAATGCTATTAAGAAGTACGATGATAGGTTGGCAGAGATAAATGTAGCTCTTGTAGAAATAAAGAAAATTGATTCGGATATAGCTTCAGGTAATAACGAGATTAAGAATTGTGGTTGGAAAATAACTCAGCTACTGGGCGAAAAAAACAAAGCAATAGTAAGTGTCGCTGAAGAAAAGAAAGAGACTGTTGCCCTACGTAAATTGCTCATAGAAGGTATGGATGCCAAAGATACACTAACTGAAACTAAATCTTATATGGATGTTGTAAATATTATGTTAAAGGATACTGGTATAAAGTCCAGCGTAGTGAAGCAATATATTCCTATTTTGAATAAATTAATCAATAATTATTTAAATATTATGAATCTATTCGTGAAATTCACCTTTGATGAGAATTTCAACGATGTTATTCAATTAAGACAACGTGACCCAGTTATTATAATCTTAGCGAAGGTGAAAAAAGAAGAGTTGATTTGGCTGTAATATTTGCATTTAGGAAGCTGGCTGAAAGCAAGAACATTTGCAATACCAATTTAATTTTCTTCGATGAAATATTAGATAGTTCTTTAGATGCAGAAGGTATGGAATCAGTGGCAAGCATATTGGAAACATTTGAAGATAAATCAATTTTTGTGATTTCACATAGAGAAAATGTATCCGATATTTTTGATAGAACAATTAGAGTGCAGATGAAGAATAATTATTCAACAATTGCTTGACTTCTGCCAAAAATCTGCTATAATATTACACATACTTAATTAAAAGAGAAATAAAAATGCACCTAATAGAACGAGCAAATTTTGTGAGAGAAGAAATCAGAAAGGCATTCCCAGATGCACAAATGTTTCTATTTGAACACTTAAAAGAAGGGTATTTTAGAGTTAGTATAGATAACGATGATAAACATGCATACTTAGTCACTGATTCTAATAACGATGTAAAAACCATAATTGCTAAATTAAATGAAAGCATGAACAAGCCTTATAATTTCCTTGATGATTTAAACGATGCAAGCGAAATACAATTAAAGGAACCAGAACATCAAGATTTAGACCCAAAGATTGTATTAGAAAATTTCAAATCGTTCGATGCACTATGGACACCTGAAGAAAAGGAGGAATCCGATAGGGAGATACGACATACGAGAGCAAATAGAGTTTGGTTACTTGGGAATAAAAGATCATTTGTAAATACATTGCAGACTAAAAAGTTTCATGAACTTGCAAATGAAGCGAGGAATTCGTCACCAGAAGACCTTGAACTAGCTATTTTAAAATCTTATTTTGAAGCCATAAAAGAATAATCAATCTTTAAACTGCGTTTCAGAAACCAGCTTGGAAAGATCGTTTATACTGCCAGAAAAAATTATCTGTGTATTATTTACAGTTTTTGGATCAGTGACATCAACAGCCTTGGCAGAAGACCCACCATTTGCCAAATTTGCCTTTGTTTTTTGGATGTCCAAATGCTGCATATTTAAATTGGCAACTGTTTTTAATAATTCTGAAAATGCTTTTACAGTCAGTGGCGTGGCCTCGGTAGCTAAGAGTATTTCAAGTGATGCTTTTAAGCCTTCTTGACCCATTTCGATAAGTTCTTCCAAATTACTCGAAGTGGTTTGGAAGTCTTTTTCCAGTTCTTTCGAGAGTGTTGGAAGATTGCTTGATGATTTAATTAAATTATTTGCCATTGGGTGCTCCTTATTGTTACCTGATTTTTTTGTATAAATATGTGTAGTAAGGGGAATACTAGAATATTCCCCAACTCAGTATCAGGAAACTGTGCTGTCCTACAAATCTATTTATCAGGAATTTAAAATGAAAAAATGTTCAAAATGTGGTATTGAGAAAAATTTGAATGAGTTTTATAATACAAAGAAAGGTAAGCATGGAGTAAAATCGGAATGTAAATGCTGCAAGAAAATAAGCAATGCAGAATATAATGCAGACCCGGAGAACAAGGCAAGGCAAAAAGAAATCAATGCAAAACGGAATGCAGATCCAGAGAACAAGGCAAGGCAAAAAGAAAGGGATGCAGACCCAGTAGTTAAGGCGAGCAGAAAAGAATATTACGCACTATATAATGCTGACTCAACAAACAAGGAAAGAAAACACGAATTGTATGCAAACCCAGCAAACAAGGCAAGGCGAGCAGAACATCAGAGAGAAAGAAAGAAATCAGACCCATTATATAAATTAAGTTCTAATATTAGAACTTTAATATGTAATGCAATTACTTCTAGTGGTTTTAAAAAAACTTCTAAAACTCACAAAATTTTGTGTTGTTCATTTGAGGAATTTCAAGTTCATATAGAGAATCAATTTACTGAAGGAATGAGTTGGGATAATTACCCAGAATGGCAATATGATCATATATATCCCGTTAGTTTAGCTGAATCGGAAGAACATTTAATCCAGCTAAACCATTATACTAATTTTCAACCATTATGGGCTGCTGATAATATTAGAAAAGGAAATAAATTACCAGAGTATTTAAATACATTATGAAAATTAAAAAATCAATTATTTGTACTCCACATTTATTAAAATGGCACTCACGTTATTTTACATGTACTTGTGTATTCGTTTGGACCACACCAACATTTAAAATTATCTTGACTTCTGCTAAAAACCTGCTATAATATTACACATACTTAAATAAATAGAGAAACAAAACAAAATGAAAATTTACTGTTGCAGTTGTAAGAAATATGTTGGCGAAGTGAGAGATGCAAGCCTTATGAAAGGAATTGTATATCTTTGCCCAACTTGCAAAGAAGAATTACTCAGTAAAGTAGGAAAACAAAAAGAAGAAAACAACTATGGTGATTTTGCAAAAGTATTTGGTGATATGTTTGGAGTGGGAAAATGAGCAAAATATTTGTAGTTACTGCTTATAGGATAGATGATACATTTACACAACATTTAGTTGGTGTGTATGATAATTTTTTAAAAGCATTTCTCGCATCAGAAGAGGAAACAAGAGTATGTAAAGGTTATGCCTGTGAGATTGTTAGCGCACCAATGAATAAACGAATAACAGATGATTTAGTGGTAGTTTTGGCATTACCGGAACTGCAAGAAAATGGTTTTAACTTTTAGGAGAAATGAATGATTTATAATTACAAATGCCAGAATTGTGGAGATACTTTTGAGTTGGTTGTGAAGTTGGCGGACAGATTGGTTGCAATTGAAAGCTATTGCTCGGAATGTTGTGAAGTTGGTTATATTGAGCAGGTTTTGGGGATGCCTATGATTATTGACCAGCATAAGCTAATGAATGCAAAAAAACCTGATGGAGAATTTAGAGAAAGAATGCAAAAGATCCATGAAAGCACAGCAGGAAGTACTTTGAATCAGTCAAATTATTTTTAGGATAAATATATGGAAGAAGTTAGTAAAATGGAGATTGTTTTGATGAAAACGTGTACTAAGTGTGGTATTGAAAAACCTTTGACTGAGTTTTATAAGCAAAAGGGAGGTGTATTTGGAGTACATTCACAATGCAAATGTTGTATTAAAGCAATTCGCAAAAAACATTATAGTGAAAATTCTGATGATATTAAAATAACTGTTGCTAAATATAAAGAATTACATGAAGATTATTATTCTGAATATAGAGAATTACATAAAGAAGAACATAGGCAATTTGATAAAATATATAGGGCTACGCACGTACAAGAAATGATAGATTATAGAAAGGATTATAATTCAAGAGTAACAACTAAATTAAAAAATGCGCTTAGGAAACGGAAAAGAGTGCAAACTGATACATTATTTAAATTAAGTTGTAACATGAGAACATCTGTTGGAAATGCAATGTTCAGAGGTGGATATGCTAAAACTTCACATACCCATGAAATACTCGGCTGCACTTATGAAGAATTTATGGTTTATATAGAAAATCAATTTGCAGATGGTATGAGTTGGGATAATTACCCAGAATGGGAATATGACCATATATATCCAATATCGCTGGCTATTGATGAGGAGCATTTAATTGCTTTAAACCATTACACAAACTTTCAACCATTATGGCGCGAAGATAATAGAAGAAAGAGTAATAAATTACCGGAGGATTTTGAATGAGAAATTTTGCACTTTATCTCCAAGATGTGTCTAAACATAAAATTAATTCATCAAACCCAAATGTATCAACAGTTGGGATGAAACGGCAAGTTATACAGTATAAAAATGTTAAATTGAGAAAAGGGATCTTTCAGCCTTGGCGTTCAAAATTTCGCAAAAACAGACTTTATACCCCTGTGAGGTACATGCATCGTATATCAAATAAAATTAAGGAGGAGAAAATGGGATTTTCATTTAAAGCATTTTTATTGGAGGCTGATAAAAGTAATGCCCCATTAGACCAACATGGTAAGACAAAATTATTTTCCACATATCATTCGCAAGAACGTGGAGAAGCCAGAGATGCCGATGATACTGTTTTAAAGGATGTTTTCCATAAATTTGCGGAACATTTACAACATAAGAATTATGGTGATACACATAAATTTGTAGTTACATCTAAAAAACATGATAGAAGTGTTTGTTTTGATTATAGGAAAGATAAATATTCTACCAATGACCAGCGAAAACATTTAGTAGCAACAACCATTTTTCCGAAAGGTCAGCATTACGTGAATGCACAAAGCAAAGGCGTAAAGGTCGAAAGTATTTATGAGCAAGATTATATTTATATAATGCTTGACAATTAACAAAACAACTGCTATAATATTACCATAGAATAAAAACTTAGGAGGTGAACAAAACTAAAACTAAAACCAAAACCAAAACCAAAACCAAAACCAGTAGAGAAATCGAAATTTAATAAATGAGGATAATATAATGAGTAACTTTAAAATAGGTGATGTTGTAACACTTAAAAACAATCAATCAATCAAAATGACAGTAAATAAATTTTACAAAGAAAACTATAATTATGAATGTGTGTGGTTTAATGATTCTCATTTAAATAGAGAGAATTTCGACTCCGATACATTGGTATTATTCCCTAAGATTGAAATCCCAGAAGAGATTTCAAAAGCACTTAAATATACACACGACCAAATAAATACATTATCTAGGATGCAAAGCAGTTATTTAATTACAACAGTGCGCGGAATTACTGAACAAATTGAATCGTTAGAGGAAACGGGACCAGTTTTTTTCATTAAATTCATTGAAGATAATGATATGAGAATTGATAGAGTATTTGTTAGTAAACAACGAGTGGGAAAATGAGATGACTGAACTTAATGATATGTATGATGCATTGGAAGCAGTTGAACAAGAACCGGAAACTTGTGGAGTTGTGTTTGATGTAGAAGAATATTTAACTGAACATGATAAACCCTCATTTAATCCTGCAATGCCTAAAGAAGATTTTGATTTAGGTGGTGTAAGGTATCTAGCAGACGCTGTTGGTGGATTTATGTTACATCCAGTTGCGTTACTTAAAAGTGAGCCATTACAAGCAAAAACTCGCAAAGTATTAGACATTGTTGAGTTTAAAACACATCATTGTAATAAAAATGTATTTATTTACAATGTTGATTTTATAGGATCAGTTCCGGTTTACTTTAAAATGGATAGAGTTACGTTTGAACCAAGAGTATTAGATGTTCCTTTTATTAGAGTTGATAATTATTGGGTAATTAGATATGGTGAGCTTGACAATTAACAAAACACATGCTATAATATTATACATACTTTAGTAATGCCTAAGTGTTAAGTTCTGTACGGTTCGAGGATTTAAACGACATTATTGAAGTGATGGAACCGACAGTAGAGGGACTTCACCTACTATAAAAACCGAAGCATGTGTTGCAAGATGGTATCTTAGTTTATCATCACGCGCTGCCTGACCATTCTGTAAAACAAGGTCGCTGGAAAATAGTTACCGGCAAATAATTTTATTAATAGGTCAATATAGAGCAATGCAAACATATTGCGAAATTTTAAAATTACGCATAAATAAATTTTAATTTAAAATAATTTAAACACGGCTCCTTTCGGGTAGTTGACGCTAAGGAGTTCTTTAAAACCAACCAATAGAGATTATGAAAAAGAAAACAACTGAATTACCGAATTACAATACTAAAACTTCCACAGGAAGAATAAAATCAAAAAAATCACGCAGATTTGCAAATGATGACTTGCATGTTGCTGAATCTTACAAAGAAAATCTTAAATTCGGAATCAACTCTTTGGTCGAAAATGCATTAGAAGCAGATGATAATGAACAAGAAGATTTGACACATGGCGAATTTTGCGAAGAACATGATATATTTGATGAAGAACTTGATAATTTTGTCGAATATTATCAGCCAAATCTTGATGATGAACATGATTACACATATGGTTATAATTAATGCCAGATAAACCTACTCCACATAAAGACGAAGCAATAACAGAATTTATATACAAATGCTGGTGTGAGTCAGAACCAATCGTTAACGCAGTTGATTATAGTGCATTTGATGATTATATTAAACAATTAGATTTATTAGGAGAATTAGAATGAACTATTTAGCAAAATTTCAGCAAGCAAATGGTCTTGCTATTGATGGTATGCTCGGCAAAGAAACTGCAAGAGTTATGATGTCAGTACTTAAAATACCTTCTGCTGTGGCTTTTTGTCACTTCATTGGGCAGATTGCTGTTGAATCGGGAAACTTTAGTGCTGGTAGAGAAAATCTCAACTATTCAACATCAGCTTTGCAGAAATTGTTTGGCAAGTATTTTAAAGGTGTTGGTGTAAATGATTATGCTCGGCAACCAGAGAAGATTGCAAATAGAATATATTGCAATAGAATGGGCAATGGAAATGAAGCCAGTGGAGATGGGTGGAAATATCGCGGCATTGGATCTTTGCAGATGACTGGTAAGAGCAATGTGGAGTTGTATTTGAAGTCAGTTGGGTTGCCGTTAAATACTGATCCAGATAGTTTATTAACTGGTAATCATTATTTTGGAACCGCAAAATTCTTTTATGACATTAATAATATTTGGAAGTATTGCTCTAAAAGCGATGCATCGGTACTTACAGTGTCAAAATTTATTAACTTAGGTAGCCCAACAGCAAAGGCAATGCCTTTAGGGTTAGATGAAAGGATGGCTTTAACTAAAAAGTATTTTAATTTACTGGCATAAAATTTAGTATAAACAATCCCCAAAAATAGATTTATTGATGGGGATTTTTTTGCGCAAAAATACTTGACTTCTGCCAAGAACCTGCTATAATATTGCACATACTTTAAAAACAAAGAGAGAAAATAATGAATGTAACAATTACACCGAATAATTCCATGAAGGTATTATCAAAAAGAGAAATAAATCATCTATTAAATAGCGATAGTAGTTTAAAACAGATATTTAAAAACTGTTCTTTAGCTATATTAAACTGTGGTTCTGACACATCAGATGGTATCGAATTATGTGAACGTTACCCAGATTTTGATATTAGTATAATTCCACAAGAATTTGGTATAAAATTAGATATTACAAATGCCCCATCTAGCGCATTTGTAGATGGTAAAATGATAGAATCTATAAAACAAAATATATTTTCAGCATTAAGAGATATTATTTATTCAAATACTGATAACAAAACTGATGAGTTTACTTCATCAGATATAACAAATGAAGTTTTTAACACTCTACGAAATGCCAACGTACTTAAAGTTAATAGCGATGTTAATCTATGCGTTTGTTGGGGTGGTCACACTATAAGTGATGTTGAATATCAGTACAGTAAAAAAGTTGGGTATCATTTAGGTTTACGTGGGTTAAATGTTTCAACCGGGTCGGGTGCTGGTATTATGAAATCTACGATCAAGGGTGCCTCGATTGGACATGCTAAGCAGAGGATTTCTAATGGACTTTATCTTGGGGTAAGTGAGCCAGGAATTATTTCGACTGAATCTCCAAATCAAATAATAAATGAACTGATAATTATGCCTACTATCGAACGTAGATTAGAGGCATTCATAAGAACTGGACATGGTATAATTGTTTTTCCAGGAGGGGCTGGAACCCTAGAAGAGATACTCTTTGCATTAGGTATTTTACTACATCCAAACAATAAAGACATCCCATTCCCCTTGATATTTGCTGGTGATGAAAGCTCAAAGGAATATTTTGAACAAATTGATAATTTCATCCGCGCAACATTGGGCAAAAAAGCTAGACATCTTTACGAGATAATCATAGGACAGCCTGAACTTGTCGCGCAAAGAATGGCGGCTGGCTTGAAGGAAGTAAAGGAATTTAGAAAGACAAGAGATGCATATTACTTTAACTGGTTACTCCATATAGATAATGACTTTCAACAGCCATTTATTCCTACACATGAAAGTATGCTTAAGTTGAACCTATTCAAAGACCAACCTATAAATGAGCTTGCAGCTAACCTTAGAAGAGCCTTTAGCGGCATTGTGGCTGGCAATGTGAAATCGGAGGGAGTTAAGCAAATTGAGGAACATGGTAATTTTGAATTGTATGGTGATGTAGAAATTATGCAGTTACTTGATGCCCTTTTGAGTTCTTTTGTAGCTCAGAATAGAATGAAATTGAGAGGCAATACTTACATTCCATGCTACAAAATTATAAATATATGATAACATCAAATAAAGAGAATGAGGCATTAATAAGTCAAGAATATTTAAAATCCATATTAGAATATAGTCCAGAAACTGGAGATTTTGTAAGATTGGTTGAAACTATTAATAGGAAAGGTCATATAGGTGATGTTGCTGGATATTTAGATCATGGATATGTAAGAATTAAAATTAATACAATTTCATATGGTGCTCATAGATTGGCTTGGTTATATATGACTGGAAATTGGCCTAATGATCAAATAGATCACAAAAATCATATCAGAAATGATAATAGGTGGGAAAATTTGAGAGATGTTATACATAAACATAATAGTTACAATAGGGGTGAAAATGTAAATAATACTACCGGATATAAAGGAGTATATGAAGATAAACGAAGTGGTCTATATACCGCAAGAATAACCGTAAATGGTATTGGTATTTATTTGGGTACTTTTATTACACCTAAAGAAGCTTCTATAGTTTATGAAGCATCAAAAATAATTTATCATAAAATAGATTGACATTTGCCAAATACCTGCTATAATATTACACGTACTTAAATAAAGAGGACAAATGAATATTTTAGAAGAGTTAGAGAAAAACGCAAAAGAGGCACATAAAGAAGCTCATGATACTTTTAATTTAAATATTAAAATTGAAACTAAAGAATCGTATGATGCATATGTTAATGCAAGAGAAAAGGCATATGCGGCTACAAAAGCAGTTATTGCATATAATAACTACCAAAATAAACTTAATCAACAATAGGAAATAAAATAAATGAAAATTAGTCAAAATACAATATTATTACTGAAGAATTTCGCAAGCATAAATTCCAATATTTGCATACCAGCTGGGAATACTATACGTACCATGTCAGTTATTGGAAATGCATTGGCTTCAGCAACCGTTGAAGAAACTTTTGAGAAAGATATATTAATATATGACTTAGGAGAATTATTAAGTGTGCTTGCCATTGCACCAGACCCCGATGTGATATTAAATGATAAATTTTTAACAGTTAAATGGGGTTCCAGTAAAGTTAAATATTCATATAGTGACCGAGAAATTATGCGGGACAGTATAGCAGCTTCGACCAAACAGGTAAAATTCCCTGATCCTGATGTAGAATTTGTTTTGACTGTAGAGATGTTGGCAAGTATCCATAAAGCTGCTTCCATCTTAAAGGCAGGTTTTATATCAATTTTTTCGGAGGATGGTAAAGTTCTTGTAAAAGTCTTTGATAAGGGTTTGGTTAATGGGAATACATTTATTTTGGAAACGGATGTAGAAACTGATTTAGAATTTAGTGCAGTAGTTGAAGTTTCTAACTTAAAGTTCTTGATTGATAATTATAACGTAAGCGTTAGTAGCAAGAATATATGTCGTTTTTCTAGCTGTAGCAATGACCTAATTTATTACGTTACATTAGATGTTTCGAGCAGATTTCAATAATTATTTAGTATAAATAGAAGTATGGATAGGTGTAAGCTACCGATAAGTCCCTTTAGCAAGGATTTCCATACAACCTATTCGCTACATAATTCCATACAAAATGAGTTGACTTCTGCCAAAAACCTGCTATAATATTACACATACTTTAAAAACAAAGAGGACATAAATTAAATGAGTAACAACGAACATTTCTTATGGGTAGAAAAATACCGGCCCTTGACCATCAATGATTGCATATTACCACAAGAAATAAAAGATGTATGTAATGGATTTGTGGCACAGGGACAAATACCAAATATGATAATGGCTGGTGGAGCAGGAACTGGGAAAACAAGTTTATGCTATGCTATTGCAAGAGAACTGAATGGTGATGTGCTATTTATCAACTGTTCATTGGAAACCGGAGTTGACGTAATTCGCACAAAATTGACGCAATTTGCTAGTTCTATGAGTTTAGAGGGCAATCTTAAGATTGTAATTTTAGATGAAGTTGAGAGGGCATCAAGTGCCTTTCAGGATGCATTAAAATCCTTCCAAGAGCAGTTTGCTAAGAATACAAGATTTTTAATGACAACCAATAATATAAACAAAGTTATTGCACCAATCATTTCACGGTGTACTACAATTGAGTTTAAAGTAACTAGTGCAGAAAAACCTAAACTAGCAAGCCAATTATTTAAAAGATTGAAGATAATTTTAGATGAGAATTCAGTTGAATTCAACCCAAAGGTATTACAAACATTGATCCTCAAATATTACCCAGATAATAGAAAAATTATAAATAATTTGCAACGCTATTCAGCCACAGGTTCTTGTGTAGATATAGGTATCCTGTCAAGTTTATCAAATGATGTTATTAGTGATTTAGTCGGATTTCTTAAAGCTAAAGACTTCACATCTATTAGAAAATGGGTTAGTAATAATGATAATGATGAACCTTCCGCATTATTTAGAGCACTTTACGAAAAGTTAGCTATAGAATTAAAACCATCATCAATTCCAGAAGTAGTGCTAATATTATCGAAATACAGTTACCAAAGCACTAGTTGCATTGATCATCAACTCAATAACTGCGCTTGCTTTGTTGAAATTATGTCCAGCTGCGATTTCTCTTGACATTCCCCAAAAACCTGCTATAATATTACACATACAATAAAAAATAGAACTAATATGAATACCAAAGAAGAACCAACTATCTCAAAAGTAAAAACCTCTAGGAAGCAAACAAAAATAGCAAGCTTCCTAGAAAGTCTTTCCAATGAATTTATAGGTTATATTATAAACACAATAGTGCAACTGGCTGTATTCCCATTATTTGGGTTGCACCTATCACTTAGTCTTAACTTATTAATAAGCAGCATACATTCTTTCTTCGGATTGATAAGAATTTATATTCTACGAAGATTGTTCAATATTACCGAAAAACATAAGAAGCAAAATAAACGGTCAAGTTTATTAGAAAGTATTACAAATATTGTATCAGGAACTCTAATATCCTTTGTTGCTCAGTTATATGTTTATCCACTAGTTGGTGTAGTTATGGCAATATCAACAAATATAGGAGTTACTATTGTATTTTTGATATTGACTTTAATTAGATTATATGTCCTTAGAAGAATATTTAATAATAGAACAGCAGCCAAGCGCAAAGCCAAAAAAGCAGCTAAGAAAGCTTTGAAATTAAAATTAAAGAGGTTAAAATGAAAACAGCAAGAGATTTATTCGGTGCAGTACAGACACTTCAACCAAATGCAACAGTTTATGTACAATGTGGCTTTAACAGATTTGAAATTAATTCTTATGTTATACAGAAAGATGGCAGTCTTTTGCTACTTCTTGAAGAAGATGCAAATAATCCAGTGGCTGAACGTGTAGTTGCACCTCCGAAGGAATTAGCATAATGGGTAGAGGTGTAGTTAATAGAGAAAATGAAGCATTATTAACACAAGAGTATTTGAAGAGTATTTTAGAATATAATCCAGAAACTGGTATTTTTACATGGATTAAAAGAAATGGTAATATTGCAGGAAGTTTTAAAAAATCTAATGGGTATGTGATAATAAGAATAAATAAAAAAGACTATAGATCGCATAGATTAGCTTGGTTATATATGACTGGAAGTTGGCCTATCTATATTATAGATCACATAAATGGTATTAATATACCTAATTTTAATGCATTTAGTAATTTAAGAGAACTAACATATAGAGGTAATAGTCAAAATAGTAATAACAAAAAATATAATACCAATACAAGCGGATATAGGGGTGTGTATTTAAAAAAATCTACTGGTAAATATTTTGCATTAATATATATAAATCGTAAACAAACACACTTAGGTTATTTTCTTACGCCAGAAGAAGCATCAATAGTGCATGAAGCTGCACGATTAGAATATTATATGGAAGAATTAATATGACGATTTCACCATTTGAATATATTAAAACAATAGATAATAAAACTGAACAATTACCAATAGATGACTTTAATGCTTTTATAATAAATAGAGCATTATCATTTGGATACGATACTGCACTTTTTGCCAATGAGATGAATATAGTTAATGGTATATGTAACCAATGGATATATGATTTTTATTATTACGGAATCCCGAAGAAACGTAGATATAGCAAATGGCAGAAACGAGATGAAGTAAAGGATTTGGATGTAATTAAAGATTATTATAATGTCTCATTCCAAAAGGCAATAGAGTATTCAAAGATTTTAACAACAGAACAGATTGTAATTTTAAAACAACGATTAGATAAAGGTGGTAAAACAAAATGACATATAGAGATAAAATAATGCAGTTGAGTGTAGGTAAGGTTGTTAAAGTGATAGATCACAATTTTACCTTTTATGGGCATGTAGTTGGTTTTGAAAATGATACTAATTATTCATTTGATACAGGTATTGTTGTTCGTTTAAATGATGGTAAAGTTACAGTTGATTTGGATGATATATACCTATGAAAGATAACGAACATGTAATATTATGGAAAAAACTTTTGTGGTATAGAGCAGACCATTATAAGATGGGATTTGCTGTTACTATGCATTATACTGAATACATGCAAGAAATTCATGGTAAAAATTGGAGAGCACATGATTGAGCGTAAACCAAATCTTGTATTAGTTGGTTCACCAGTTGGAATGTCAGGTTATTTTTATGAACTATATTGTAGCAAATCACTAGATTTTATGATTACTAGTGTAAATAATGATGTATATTGTAGTAAATCACTAGATTTTATGATTATAGGTGATAAAATTATGAAATGTTTTGATTATGAGCCACCAATTTTAAAAAAGAAAATAAATTTTAAACCAACAATATTTGATAGATTAAATCAAAGTAAAAATGACAGGTATAAAACATGATTGAATTAAATAATAACCCAGTGCAAGTATCACAATGGATAGAACGAAAAGCTATTGATGATTCTACGACACTGCTTGATGTGATTTGTGAATTTTGTAAAGATAACGATGTAGAATATTCGGAGATTGTCCCTTATTTGACAGATAACCTTAAACGAAAAATACATGTGGAAGCTGAAAAGCTTCGACTTTATAAAACAAATATAATAACATTGTAGGAGAAAAATATGGCAAAAGAGAAGGTGATTAAAGTGGTAGATGAAGATACAGAAACTGCTGGGTTTTTTGCATCAGCAGTTGCAAGTTTAGCAAATGAATATGCTGGTATAGTAGAAGATGGTGTGCCTTCAGCGGATATTGTGGGGTATATTGATACGGGATGTTATATTTTAAATGCACAAATTTCTGGTTCTATTTATGGTGGAATGCCATCAAATAAAACTTTGGGTTTGGCTGGAGAATCTAGCACTGGTAAGACATTTGTTGCATTAGGTATAGTTAAATATTTCTTAGACCAACATCCAACAGGTGGATGTATGTATTTTGAAAGTGAATCGGCAGTTTCTAAGCAGACTGTTGTTGAACGAGGAATTGATGCTAGACGTATGGCAATAATACCAGTATCGACAGTTCAGGAATTTCGTACCCAATGCTTGGCAATATTAACTAAATATGAAGCCGTGAAGGAAGCAAAAAGGCCACCATTATTGATTGTTTTGGATTCGTTAGGGCAACTTTCAACAACAAAAGAAATCGAAGATTCTTTGGCCGGAAAGGAGGTTAAGGATATGACGAAAGCTGCATTAGTAAAGGGGTTATTTAGAGTATTAGATTTAAAAACCGGAAAACTAAATGTACCCATGATTATCACAAATCATATATATTCTACAATTGGTTTATTTTCAACTAAAGTTACTAATGGAGGTTCTGGTTTTACTTATGCAGCAGACCAAATAGTATTTTTAGGTAAATCTAAATTGAAAGACGGTACAGATGTAATAGGAAATATACTAAAATCAAAATTAAAAAAATCAAGATTAACTAGAGAAGAAACGGAAGTTGAAACCAAACTTTCATTTGAAACTGGACTTGATAGATATTATGGATTACATACCATTGCTTTAAAATATGGTATTATATCTAAGATTGGTAATAAATATAGTTTCCCTAATGGTGAGACTTGTTTTGAAAAAGCGATGTTCAAGGATGCAGAAAGATGGTTTACTAAGGAAATATTAGACCAAATTGATGTGGTATGTGGTAAAGAATTTTGTTATGGGAATAGTATTGATTTGACTGAGGAATAATTTAGTATAAATAGTAATGTAGCTAGGGAATGCAACCCAAAAAGTACCTTCAGTAAGTACCTGCCATATTCTTCTAATACTGACTTAACTCAACTGGAGTTTAATATGAATGAAAATATATATTTAATTTATAAATTTATTTCACCGTCAGGTAAAGGTTATATTGGACAAACTAAAAATTATATTCATAGATGTTATGAACATCAGAAATCTAGTAGTGGATGTACTGCGTTTAAACGTGCTATTGATAAATATGACTGGGATAATTTCACCCATGAAATACTAGAAAAAGATTTGACTTTAGAAGAAGCAAATATTAGAGAAGTATATTGGATAGAATTTCATAATACACTTGCTCCGAATGGGTACAATCTAACTACTGGTGGATTAAATCATAAATTATCAGATGAAACTAAACAGAAGATGAAAGATAATCATCCAGATGTCAATGGAGAAAATAATCCTATGTGGGGATACGAATGGTCAGAAGAGCAGAGGGAAAATCATAGTAGATTTATGACTGGACGCAATGGAGAATTGAATGGTATGTATGGAAGAACAGGAGAAAATGCCATATGCTTTGGGAGAGTTGGTGATTTACATCGAAGGGCGGCATGGATGCCAACCGACCCCCCAGTGAGATTGCGTAGCGATAGCGGAGCATCGAACGCGAGGGCAGATTAAAACAGCATCTGTTCCGGTT